ACATCGACCTGAACGAAATCCCCTGGGGTATTCCCGGTTGCCACTATGCCGCAGCCCCCTTTACCCACGTTGCACCGGAGGGAAGCCGGTTCAGCACTGGTGATTTCGGTATGCTGTACATCGCCGACACCATTGAGACCGCGCTTTCGGAAGTGCAGTACCATCAGGGCCGGTACCTGGCCAACATTGAAGGCCTGAAGTTCGATCGGTTGATGTTTCGGGGGCTGGCCTGCACCTTTGCCGGCGACGATATTCACGACGCAACCCTGTTGCCGGAATCCAGCGACATTTATCACCCTGAGGATTATTCCGCCGCCCGCGCACTCGGTGCCCAGCTTCGTTCAGCCGGTTCCGAAGGGATCCAGTACTGGTCAGTAAGAAACCCGGGAGCCACCTGTTGGGGGCTGTTTACGCCCAAGCGGGTGCGGTCGATTGTTCAAACGGCGCATTATGAGTTTATTGTGCGGGACGGGCAGATTGTGGACCGGAAGAGGGTGGTTGGGATTTGATTGTGGCGCAGGGAAGGTGGTACCCCCGGCAGGCATCGAAAATGCCTATCAACCACATGATTTATAAGGCGGTGATTTTGGGTGGTGGCTATGGGTACCCGCAAAAGTACCCGCAATTTCAAATGCTTGAATTGGCGGCACTACGAAACTTTCGTAGTGAGTTTTACGAGAGCGTCGTAAAACCTTCCGAGCTTGGTTGGGAAGGGTTGCGTGTCGCCAGGCCTGAAACTCCCTGAAGGGTAAACCTGCACACGCTCACGGGGTTTTTCATGAACCGGGCACTCGCCGTGTAATCCCGGCCCTGGCTTATCCCGTTACCGGGCCCGCCCAGGGTGCAGGGTCTTACTCCATAACCTCGCACATGATCGAAATCAGCGAGCGGTCATTGTTCGGTAAAATCGCCTTAATCTGGTACTCGACCGGGGCAGAGAAAAGCCGCATATCTGGCTTCAGGTCGTCCCGGTAGTAGATCGTAATCCGGTGCGTTGTCGTGGCCTGTTCGGCACTGGCAGCCATAAACTCACGGCCGGTCACGCTGTCGATACTCCCCCAGACAGTGGCAAGGTCTGCCCAGCCTTCCCCCATCTCACCGGTTACCGGGTCCTGGGTCGGTTGAAGGGCCCGGATGGTGACCGGGTGCCTCATCTTGCCGATATTCATCACAGCACCTCGGTTGTGCGGTAGGGATTCAGCAGCATGGCGTACGTGTCATTACCGTACAGATACCGGTCAGCCTGCCGGGTGCGATTGATGTACAGGTCACCCACCAGCAGCAGCACGGCAGCCGCTACGGGCTCCGGCATGGTTTCGGGCATGTCATCCCCCAGGTAGGCCGCAACGTGGCTTTCAGCTGCAGACAGATAGCCCTGAATCAGTGTGTCCTCTGCGTCATGGGTTACCCGCAGGTGGTCTTTTGCTTTCTGAAGGGTCACGCTCATACGAAAAATACCTCTGTATCAATTTCAATGGGGTCGTCGGCAGACTGTGCGGCGCCCATGGCCATAGCGAGAGCCTGAATACCATCTATCCGGCCGGTGCGGCGTGACTTGTCCAGCTTCCGACTGCCCGCGGGGTCTTTGGTGGCTACGGCGTTGGCGGCGCACATGGTCAGCACCGGGTGATTACCGTGGGCCATGCGGCCGTTCAATAGCTCTGCTTCCAGGGTATCCAGTGCCGGGGCCATATCCTTGAAGCCCTGGCCATGGGGTACCAGTGGTAAATCCAGCCCCAGGCGCTCCAGCTCCTTGTTGAAGATGTCGATCCGCCAGCGGTCGAACGCGATAGCCTGAACATCGAGGTCGGCCAGAATGTCGGCCATGTCCCGGGCCACCACTTCGTAATCCACTGTCGCCCCGGGGGTCGTCATTAAGAAACCTTGGCTTGCCCAAACGTCATACGGTGCGCGGTCTGTCTTTGCTCGGTCATACAGGCCCTGTTCTGGTGTCCAGAAATAGGGGTGCACCTGCCATACCCCTTCCACCTGGCCAACCACCACCAGGGCGGTCAGGTCAGTTCGGGCCGATAGATCGAGGCCGGCGTATACCGGGCCGTCGAATGGCAGCGGTTCAGCGTTGCAGCTGGCCCACACGTCCGGCGATATGAACGGGCTATCCATGCTCACCCGCTGATTCAGTAGCAGGTTTCGGGCACTGTTCGACATGCTGGGCATTCGCTGTGCCTGGGCCATTTGTTCTTTCAGGTCGTCCAGGCTCCGGAAAATGCCCAGGGCCGGGTTGGCCGCTTGCCATGCCTGTTCGTCCAGCAAGTCGCAATCCTTCGGGGCTGCGTACAGGTGGCAAACGGTGCGCGGGTCTTTTGAGCGTTGGGCGTCGTCAATCCACTGGCTTAATAGGTCGGCGTCATTGGCTGCCTGCGTGCTGATAGTAATCAACAATGGGTTTTCGTGTGCGCCCTGACTGGTGGTGATTGCGTCCACAAAGTCAGATTGTGGGCCCCGGACCTGGCCTATCTCGTCCAGTATCGCCAGCACCGGGCTAAGGCCGTGGGCCGTTTTACCGTCAGCAGCGAGGGCCCGGTATTCGGTATTCAGGGGCAGGCCTACCAGGCGCTTGCCGCTTGGCATCACTCGCACCAGTCCCGAAAGCTCCGGCGATAGCTGAACCATCTTTGCCGCAAGGTTGAACACCAAGGCGGCTTGGTCCCGGCTCATGGCGCCAGATACCAACTGTGCGTTTTGCTTGGCTTCCGGGCCTACCAGGTGCGCCAGCAGCAGGGCGGCAATAATCCCGGTCTTCCCGTTCTTCCTGGCAATCGAAAGAATGGCCCGGCGGGTGCCGGCCGGGTTGTCATAGATTGCCTTGATAAAGTCGATTTGAAACTGTGCCAGCTCCAACGGCTTGCCAACGCCAGCGCCCTCAGGCGTTACGCAGTAGCGTTGAATGAACCGTATTACCTTCTCGCCTCGGGTCATCAGTGGTGCGCCCTCGGAATCAGGTCGTCATCTTCCAGGCTGTTCCTGGCGTTCGATTCCAGCTCTGAGCCTTTGCGAATGTCCCGGCTCTTGCCCACGGTGCTTATGGCATCGATCTTCAGTTGCCTGGCCAGCGCCAGGGCGCGGCGGGTGGCCTTGTCCAGCATGTTGCAGGCCGGGTTGATTTCGCCCTCAGGGGTAATCATGCCTCGCTGTTCAATGACTTTTTCCAGCTCTGCCATGTCGCCATAGGCGCGGGCCAGGTGCGCGGCCAGTATCAGATCGGCATCGTTCCAGGTATCCCGGGGCCGGGCCAATACAATCGCGTTCCATCGTGACACGTCACGTTTTTTAACATCGACGAAAGCGGGCGGCTTGATGGGGCCAGCCGTCGCGGCCTGAACCGCCTTCACTGCGGCCTTGGTGCTGTCTGACTTGGTTCGCTTCGGCGTAAGTTTCATGGGAGTTACCAAAAAAAGAGCATTGAGGGGGCGGTGTCTGCCGCACCAGCTCCTGGTGATTTTTCGCTGTTCTGATTCCAAGGGTGGTCAGGGTCGAGGGGCAGCCCACGGGCGTCACAGCCGGCGCTCACGCGCTTACCCATGCTGCGGGCAGTCTTCCGGCTGTGACAAGGGGTGCACCGTCCCACCAAGTTCTCCCGCCTGTTGTCGTCGCTGTAGTCCTCGCGGCTGTCTTCAATGTGGTCCACCTCTGTGGCCGGGGTCACATAGCCCATGGCCTGACAGTCCACACACAGCGGCTGCTCTGCCAGTACCTGGGCCCTCAGTCGAGCCCAGGCAGCGCTATACAGCGGGAGCGTTCTCTTCTTTGGCTGGTACATTGTCCACGCCCTCAATGGTTGGCATGTTCTCAAGGCGGCGGGCCTCGCTTCTCAGCATCCAGCCATCGTTAATGGCACGCTCATAGAACTGAGCACGGGTCAGGCTATCACCACGTAACAGGCCCTCTACGTTGTGCTCCACAAAGTAGGTTGTGGGGTCATTCACCAGAACGCGGTTAATGGCCTGCTCCCATGCCACCAGGTGTCGGCGCAGGGTATTGGTTACAAAGAACCGGGCCAGCTCTACCACGTTGGAATAGTTGGCGGCCTCCATATCGGCAACCATCACGGGCGGTACCCGGAACAGGCGGCAGCATTCGACAATGGACAGGCGGCGGGCCGCTATCCAATCGGCATCTTCAAGGGTCATGCTCACGGTGTTGAACTTGGCGCCCTGGGGTAGCACAGCGGTCTTACCGTGGTTGTTTACCCCGGCCTGGCCTTGGGCCCAGCTTTCCCTAATCTGTCCGGCCTGCTCCTTGGTAGTGCCTGGGGCGGTTTCGATTACCCCTGACAGTTTGGTGCCTTGCTCGAACATTTTGGCGCCGTGGGTACGTTCCGCCAGCGCAAGGCCGATGGTGTCCCGGGCTACTTGAATAGGGCTTCGGCCAATGATTCCATCATCAGAGTGGTACTTGATGTGCAGCACTTCATCCGCCAGCAGGCGCTTGGTGCGGCCTCCATCGTCCACCACGTCGTAAAGCAGCTTCCCCTGGGCAGTGCGGAGAATTGTTACGCGGTCCGGGTGCACTGGCAGCAAGGCAGAAGGCCGGCCGGCATTGTCCCGGATAATCTCGGCATAGGCGTTGCCACGCAGAAGCACATGCCGCTGCAGCTGCTCCCGGAACTCAAGAGCGGTCTGGTAGTCGTTGGGCGTGTCGTGCAGCAGCTTGTAGAGCGGGTGCTTTGTCGCTTTCTCCCGGCCCTTGTCGGTGCGCTTGAACACGTACAGGGGCAGGCTGCCCACTGTCTCGGATATGGCAGCCACGCAGGCGTAAACGGCGCTGATGCTTTCCGCTGTGTCAGTGTTTACTGATACCCCTGCAGAATCACCACCAACGGCCAGACTTGAGTAATACGTGTCATATGCCGGCGTGTTGTTGCGCTGCTCGGTTCTCTTAAAGGGGTTCCACTTCATCGGCAGGCCTCCAGGTACAGCCGGGCAAGTTTCACGCTCTGGGGCTGCTTGCCTCGTACGTCAACATTTGTCACGTCATAGGCCGGATTAGCGGTTATGGTTATTTCGTCCAGGTTCACGTCTGTCAGGTGACGGGTGTCGCCGTCCCATTCCACGGCCTGGGGATAGAAGGCAAACGAGCAGCCGGCAACATCGCCACGCTCAACCAAGACGGCCAGGTCTTTACCGAGCTGGGTGTCCGGTAAATCCACCTCAAAGGCTAGGCCCTTTTCATCCTCCCAGAGTCGGAGCGTGCCCGATCCCAAACGCCCCAATAGTGAGCGAGCGTCGTGTTCGTAGATGGCGCGGATTCTCTGAGCTTCATCACTGGCCAGCGAGCGCTGAAAAGCACCCGGCCGGATAACCTCGGTGAATACCCCCAGGTCGGTAGGCTCGTTGAAGCGGGCCGCATACCCGTAGAGCGTGCGGCCTTTGCTTACAACGGCGCTTTCAAGTGCTCGCCGTTCCATGTCTTACACTCCGCTGGCAGCAACAAACGCTTGCGGGTGACGCAGGGCAACATCACAGGTGGCCATAGCTCGAACCTGAATACCGCCACGGCTGTAAGCAGGTTCAGCGTATGGGTTCACCAGAATGTCGATTTCGCTCCAGATACCGAGCATGACCTGGGAGAAGTCACCGAACAGCAGGGTATCAACCGGCATTTGGTTGGTTACGTCGTAGGGCTTGCCGTCCATCATGCCGCCCTCTGCCAGAAAGCCAGAGCCTGAACCGCTGACCTTCTCAGTGCTGGCCAGGGTGGTGCGTACACCAGGCGCGGACAGGAATCGCGTTCCTTCCAGGTTCTCGAGTTGCAGCTTTTCCGCCAGCCCCAAAACGTCCGCCCATGTGGTGGGCATGGTTGCGGTTTGAATGCCGGCGTTTTCCAGAATGCCGGTAGGCTGTCCGGCCAGGCCGGTGCCGTTCAGAATGGCGCTGTCGATCTGTTGGGCAATCAGGAACGTCAGGTCATCACGTACCAGCTGCTCAATGCCTGGGCTGGATTGCTGAATCAGCTGGCGGGACATTTCAGTTTTGCCGCCTGTGTGCTTGGGCGTCATGGTCACTGAATCAAAGCTCATGGTTGATTCTGGTACCGGGTCGCCTTCAGTTACCCAGCCGAGAGACATAGCAGAGCCGTGCTTCGGAA